CAGGCGACGGATTTAGTTTTGTAGTATCAAACACAACTAAAGAAGAACTTGACAATATCGCGTGGAAATTAACCCAACACAGCAGTAATTATAAAACAGTTAGCATTCACCCTGTAAACGAAGGCGGGTCTGAAGATGCACTAGACCGTTGTCCGCAATGCGGAACAGAACACACTAGAGACGATTTCCGCGGCGATTCAACATGTTATAACTGTGGTGCAGATGTACTTGGCGAGGATACTCAAACAGTGCCAGAGACTCCTGAACAAATTAAAGAACTTCAAGCGTTCATGGCAACTGAACAACCGGTTGGTATTGATGCTATGAACGCTACCGACGCACTTTATGATATAATAGGAAATTCCGATCTATTAGATAGATTAGAAAAACTTGCCGAGACTGACCCAGAAGGTGATGCTCGACCAGCAGTGATAGATTGGGTAACTAGTAATATGCCAGAGTTAGCACAGAAATTAAATCTAGACGGCGAATATGATAATCCAGCAGCACGTGATTTCCCACGTGAAGGACTAGATCAAGAATTAGATGCAGATTGTGACGCGCAGCTTGATGCCAGCGTCAATAAAGATCTGGATCAATATATAAGAAAAGAATCAACAGACAAGGAAACTAAAATGAAACCATTTACGGAATATGTCGCTGAGGCAGAAGCTGAAGAAGTTAAAGAAGATGAATTGGATATGGACAAAGAAGCAGAGGCAGACAGGGACATTTTTGGTCTTGACGATGACGACGATGATTATAATGATACTGATGTTGACGAATCAAAAGAAGTAGTAGATGAAGCTGAAGAGACAGAAACTAAAGAATGGAAGAAACCTTGGGAGAAAGACGACAAGGAAGATGATAAAGAAGATGATAAAGAAGAAGTAACTGAAGCCGGCGCCCCGCTTGTAGCAATGAACGATCAAAATGATCTTGGTGCATTAATGCAGCGTACTAATTACTTACTTAAAAAATAAAACATTCCTCTAATGTTTTTAAAGCGACTTCGGTCGTTTTATTTTGGCTGCAATTTCTAATGTTTTAAATAGACGTATGTAATTATCAGACGTAACATGGTTACATGTCGAAGCTTCATCGCGATGCAATGCGTGGTGTTTGGCATGCCCGCGTAACAAAAACGGATTTGGTCTGGCTGATGGTGTAGTTGAGGCTGAATTAAGTCTAGACAAACTACAAGAAGTATTAGATGAACTTCCAAACTTAGAACTTATTCAATTCTGCGGCAACCTAGGAGACCCAATAACTGCTATAAAGCTATTAGACATGATTCGAATGTCTATAGACTCGGGCGTTAAATATTTTCAAATTCATACAAACGGTAGCGCACGGAATGTGGAGTGGTGGACAGAACTAGGAGCTCTTTTATACGGACGCCGAAGTGAAGTGATATTTGGAATTGATGGATCTGAAGAAACCAATCACATTTATCGTCAAGCTACTAGTTGGAATAAGATAATGGAAAATGCAAAAGCATTTATAGCGGCAGGCGGTATGGCAGTATGGCAATTTATTCCATTTAAGCATAATGAACATGAAGAAGATATGCTCCGCGCACTAAGTGAAGAAATGGGTTTTACAGATTTTGTTGTTTATGCTAACGCTCGAATCAAACCAAATCCAGGACGCCATTGGAAAACTGGAGAAGAGGTTATATTCGCCCCAGCTAAAGAACGCAAACAAAAATGGGAGCGCAAACAAGAATGGGAGCGCAAGCCAAATGCCCATATCGAATTAGCTGACTGTATGCACTTAAACTTGCCGAGTCTGTATTTAAATAGTTTAGGTAAAGTCAGTCCTTGTTGTTATCTAGCAAATAGTGTACAATACACAGGTATTACAGATTTTCTAGATGTAGATATGACAGAAGAAGTCACCTCCCATCCCTCCCTCGCATGTTTAAGTAATTGCGGAAAAGAAAAATAAAAAATCCGATACACGACTACAGTTGATAAATAACTGTATGCTACAACACGCCGAGAAGGTTGCGTAGTATTAGGACATTACAAAGGAGAAAACTATTATGGCCTCATTAGCAGATATTCGCGCTCGTTTAGCAGCGCAAGACAACAAGAAAAACAAAACTTACACAGACGGCGAAGGCCCTGTATACCCACACTGGAACATTGACGAAGGCGCTACAGCCATTATCCGTTTCTTAAACGACGGTAACCCAGACAACCCTTACTTTTGGGTTGAACGCGCAATGTTTAAATTTCCGTTTAACGGCATCAAAGGTGATCCAACAGCATCAAGCAATGTTATCGTGCAAGTTCCTTGCATGGAAATGTATGGCGAGAAAGATGCAATCTTAGACGAAGTTCGTACTTGGTTTAAAGATCCTACATTGGAAGACATGGGTCGCAAATACTGGAAGAAACGTACTTACTTGTTCCAAGGTTTAGTACGTCAGGACCCAATGAATGGTAAAACACCTGAGAACCCAATTCGACGTTTTATGATTAGCCCACAGATTTCCGTATTCAAAAGCAAATGAAAGGCGGGTACGCAGACTACACAACTTCAAGCTGGGCACGTAAAGAAACAGCTTTAACTGATGACGACTTAGCAGCGATCGAAGCAAATGGTATTAGTAATCTAGTAGATTTCTTACCACCAAAACCAACTGAAGAAGTTCAGAAAGTTATTCGTGAAATGTTTGAAGCATCTGTTGAAGGTGAACCATATGACCCAGCACGTTGGGCTTCATACTTTACACCTAAGGGCATGGCAAAAACAGGTCAGGATGATGCAACACCAGCAACACCAGCAGCAACCACTGAAGCAGCACCAGCAGCTGAATTACCAGCAGTACCAGCAGTTGGTACAACCCTTGTTCCTGAAACAGTTGTTGAAGCACCTGTAGAAACAGTTGTTGAACCAGTTGTTGAACCAGTTGTTGAACCAGCAGTTGAAGTGGCAGCAACCGTAACTGAAGATGCACCTGCACCAAATACACAGAAGGCACAAGACATTCTGAAGATGATTCGTTCACGCCAGTCTTAAGGTAGAATGAAGTTATCATTAGTATTCAATGAGTCGGGCGATAGCATCGAGTTTGATGCCATCCAACCCGACGTTGTTGAGTTTTATGTGGACTGGTTGGATTCGTCTAGCACAAACAATTTCACGGTACGAACGAAACAAACAGAACCCTTAACATCTTACGACAGGTCCGAACTCAGGAAATATTTAAGTGAGCTCGCACCCCGTCTTAAAGATGAATTTGGAATTCATTGTTTTGATGATATTGATCTTTCAACTGATTGGTTTAATCAAGAGAAGTTAAATAGAATTCACGAGTGTTATGTTAAGTCGTGTCAACCAGGCATAGAACCTAACATTAATTTTGAACTTTCAAAAACACCCAAGGATTTGTACAAGTTCCTAACGTTAAATCAGGGTGTGCATTGGTCGGAGAAAAGATGGGCAGCGCGTTTTATGAATACCGTTCATCAGCCACCCGATTATGTGTTACCGCCTGCTAATCCATTTAAACATGATATTACGACATTTAATATATGTAATTTGAGTATCTTGTATTGTGGTTTGGGTAGACAAACTTTTGATAAGTGGCGTTGGTGGGATGACAATATTGATGACATTGATACTCGTAACTTTGAAGAGTTATATGGCGAGATTGATTTATCATTAGATCGTCCTCGAGTTGTTTTGCCATCACCCGAATATGTTGAATACTGTGCAGATCATAATGTAGTTGCGTACGGTACACATGTTGGATTGGGTAATTTGATAGCACTGCCGGAGAGGCTTGGTATGTATAGAGAAGTAATGCACGATAATCTAATAGAGACTCAGAACACTGTCAGGTTAGAAATTATCAGATGAATTTTTCGATAGTTTATAATAAATCTGGAGATGATATTCAGTTCCTTGCAAGGAGTTCTGAAAGTTTTGAATTGTTAGAATATTATGTGCAAAATCTTAATGCTGATACTGCTAATACATTTAACTTCCGCAATGGCGCAGACGTTACAGGGTTAAGCAATATATTAATTGATGCGGTTGATGATGTTAATACATTTATATATCCGTTTATTGATAGCTATGTTCCAGACTTACTGAATATCGAAAGTTGTTTTGATCAATACACACTTAACAAGATACATGCAGACTGGGCAAATAATTTATTGTCGGAATATAACATAAACGATAAGAAAGAAAAGTACAGTCGGGATTTTGGTATAGTTAACGATATTTGCAATCTCTATCCGGACGATATGCCTATTGTAACAGTCTCGACGGTATTATCCAGACTTAATCTATTAGAGAGATACAGTAAGTTAAATGAACCCGTACATGAATTAGAGCTAGCCTTTAATAAATTTGACTATTGTAGCGCGAGTGAAGTTGTACATGTTAATCCGTTTTCAAAATCGCTAGCGACGCACGATGTCTGTCACTTTAATATACTTTTTAATCATCTTGGCAGACCATTGTACGGGAAGTTTCAAAGTTTTGATATGATTTGTGAACACGATGATGAAAACACATTTAATGAACTACATGGAATGGTAAGTTTATCGCTTAAACAAGCAGAAACAATACCCTTTAGTAAAGAGTTTATAGCTTGGTGCAAAAGAAATAATAAAACACCAGCTGGTAGAAATTTGGGCATCGGCAACATTGTCGATTTACAAGATAATTTAACAGAATATAGAAAACTGGTATACAGAAATACATGCAATGCTGATACATTTAGCATTGTAATTAATTAAGGAGAAAACACATGAGTACGAAACCGTTTGATGTTTCAAAATTTAGAAAAAGTATTACAAAGTCAATTGACGGCCTAACGACAGGCTTTCATGATCCATCCGATTGGATCTCAACTGGCAACTATGCACTTAACTATCTAGTTAGTGGAGACTTTAATAAGGGTGTTCCACTTGGGAAGGTAACGATATTTGCAGGTGAGTCTGGAGCAGGTAAAAGTTACTTTGCTTCCGGTAACATTGTTAAGAACGCACAAGAGCAAGGTATCTTTGTTGTTCTTATCGATAGTGAAAACGCACTTGATGAAAAGTGGTTACATGCACTTGGCGTTGATACAGACGAAAGTAAGTTAATTAAACTGTCAATGTCAATGATTGATGACGTAGCTAAAACTATTAGCACGTTTATGAAAGACTACAAAGCACTCGACGAAGAAGATCGTCCTAAGGTTTTATTTGTAATTGATTCACTTGGCATGTTACTTACACCAACAGATGTTAAACAGTTTGAAGCTGGTGACATGAAAGGTGATCTAGGACGTAAACCAAAAGCACTTACAGCTCTTGTTCGTAACACTGTAAATATGTTTGGCGCGTACAATGTAGGGCTAGTAGCAACTAATCATACATACGAAAGTCAGGATATGTTTAATCCGGATGAAGTTATAAGTGGTGGACGTGGATTTATCTTTGCATCATCAATTGTAATTGCAATGAAGAAGATGAAACTTAAAGAAGATGAAGACGGTAATAAAACATCCGAAGTACATGGTATTCGAGCAGGTTGTAAGGTAATGAAAACACGTTACGCAAAGCCATTCGAGAACATCCAAGTTAAGATTCCTTATAAAACTGGAATGAATCCGTACAGCGGCCTGTTTGACTTAGCTGACCAAAAGAAGTTACTAGAAAAAGTAGGTAACAGCTATGTATATATTACAAGAGCCGGTGAAGAAATTAAAGCCTTCCGCAAGAAGTGGGAACGGAATGAAGACGGAATACTGGACAAGCTAATGGCAGACATGACTATGTCAGACCAAGTTGAACTTGAAGAAGGTATAGACTTAGATGAAGTAATGGACAACGTTGAAGAAGATACGCAAGTATAAAATTTAGTAAATTCTATTTAACGATATATATAAGAATAAAGCAGGAGAAATAGATTGGGACTAGATATAGAAGTTCATTTACAAATTTGGAAAGAGTTAAAATCACACTTAATTGGCGGCGACATATCAGCGGCAGCAGATGATTTTATACATGTTCTCTTAGAGAATGGAATTGATGCAAATGAAATCGTAACGTATGCACTAGATAGTGATTTAAGATCAGCTATTAGAGAGTATGCTGATGAAGAACATTTCGATGAAGAAGAGAATGAATGGCACGAGTACGAAAGTGAGGATGATGGCCGATAATGGTTAGATATAATCAAGTTGTTACGAATGTAGCTCTAATCCCTAACTTCATAACATATTATGAAAGAGAGTTAGTGGAAGCTAAACGCGATGTTATTATCAGCGGTAGCGTAGAAAAACAACTTCGAGATCTGCCAGGCATTACTGAACACCGGTTTAATCAATTGCAAGAAATTGAAGCATTACTCAATTTTCTAAACGTGCAGATTAGAAAAACTCGACACACACATTATAAGAAATACCTCGAAGGCTATGCTAAAGCATTATCGAGTCGTGACGCTCAGATATATTCTGATGCAGAAGATGAAGTAATTGATAGTGAAGTTTTAATTAATGAAGTAGCGTTACTACGTAACAAGTTCTTAGGTGTAATGAAAGGAATTGAAGCTAAGAACTTTCAACTAGGACATATCGCGCGTTTAAGAACAGCGGGCTTAGAAGATATAAGTGTATAATGTTAGTTAATCCAATTGTTTTTTCGTCTGAGAATCAAAGTCATGCACATGCATTAGAGACTCTTGACATGTTAGGCTCGTATATAGATTTTATGCGTAGCATTAACACACTATGCGATGTAGGCTGCGGCTCTGGTAAAGACCTAGAATGGTGGGCGACTCGTACAATTGATGACGACAATAACATCGCTATCCCGTTGGACATTAAATGCACCGGCATTGATATATTGCCGAAGTTAACGACTGAATCATTGTACTCGAATGTGTCATACGAGAAACGAGACTTCGAAAAGTCTCCCAAGCAGAAAGCAGAGTACGATGTATTGTGGTGTCATGATGCATTCCAATATGCAGTTAATCCGCTTGGTACACTTAAAAACTTTCATAAGATGTTAACAAAGGATGGCATGCTGTGTATAGTGGTCCCGCAAGCTACAAATATTGTATATCATAAACAAGAATTTGATCAACAAAACGGCCAATTTTTTAATTACACAATAGTGAGTTTAATTCATATGCTCGCAGTGTCGGGTTTCGATTGCAATGCAGGCTTCTTTAAAAAGAATTTTGAAGATCCGTGGATACATGCAATTGTGTATAAATCAAAACATAAACCGATGTCTCCACGTACTACGACATGGTTTGATTTAATGGAAAAAGGATTGCTCCCGGCAAGCGCAGAAGAAAGTATTAACCGCTGCGGATATGTCAGACAACGTGATTTGGTCTTGCCGTGGCTTGACCGGAGCAATAGAGATTATGGCCAACAGTAAAAATATTAGATTAGTGTCAGATGGATTTGATCCTGTACATTCAGGGCACATCGATCTATTAAAAGCAGCAAAGGCAGACCTTGGCGATCACATTCATACAATAGTTGCACTGAACTCAGATGATTGGCTAGTACGTAAGAAAGGGAGTTATTTCTTAACATGGAAAGAACGCGCAGCTATTATCAATAATATGAAAGACGTCCAACAGGTTATAAAATTTAATGA